TTTCTGATTATCATAATGAACATTTAGATAACCAGTTGCGTGGTCAATAAGTTGTACATAATAAAGCGGTTCTTTCTCGACTTCGTAGCCGTCCATCCACGCGCGGGCGAGTAGTTCTTGATTATCAGCTGATGAAATTAACCATCCGTACATTTCATCAGGCATACCTGCATTGCCATAATCTAACAAACAAGCTAAATCGTATTCTCTTTGTTCACAGTGATTTATCCAGTCATCGGCAAATCGCGGAACTACTACCAGTTCTGGTTCCTTTTCTTTTGCAATAAAACAATCTTTAGTAGCTATTATCTTGTCCTTAGAAACTTTCACTAAAGAGTTGCCTGTTCCAAACTCTTTACCGTTGTACCAACCACTTAACAATTCATTGCCTACAATTACGTGTACGTTTTCTCCTTTTTTAAATTTCAAAATTACTCCTCCTCTAATCCGTCAAAGTGTTCATACGCATCACCCTCGAAATCAGCGTGCTCACCAGTATTTAAAAATTCGCCATCTTTGCCTTTTTCGTAATAAGCGTAGGTTGCCGGGAATTTATCTAAACAATCTTTGTGCCAAGCGTTTCCATCAAAAACAATAATTTCGTCATATTGAGTGAACGTTTCATCACATTCTTTACAGTTAACAGATTCTTGTTTTGTCATACTTGTTCCTCATTAAGCCTTTGAGTAAGCGATAACACATATCTTCTTTCTACCGTCTCACATAAATTCAAACTAGCTCTATACTTAATTTCGTTAAACGTCATGTTCGTAACTGCTTTTGCGTCATCATAAATCGTTAAAGTTTTATCTTTGAACATTGCCGGATTTCGCAAAATAAATTTATACATTTTTGTAATGTGATTATAGTGTCGAATTTCTGTCGGTTTCCCACCAAGTCTTGACACGTGCCAGTAATATTTCCCCAAGAAAAACATCCTTTCTAATCAACTCTAATTACTCTTAACCCCTTATCAGTCGTCCTCTTTTGATACGTAGGCGTAGCATAAAACAAAATCGTTTCACGCTTCACTTTCTGAAACTCCGCTAGTTCTTCTACTGTGCCGATTATTAGTAGTTCGTCTGCTTTATAAAGTGCGTATTCTGTCATGTTCTCACTCCTAAACCCACTGAATTCTCTTATTTTCCAACGCTGGAACGTTATAACAAACCCAGCAACAACCGCGGTTAAACGATGTTGAATGTCCTAAAAACTTAATTCTTTTCTTAAATATCAATATCGCTAGTTTGTCGCTATATTGTTCGAATATATTTGCTCGTTTCTCCGTTTCGAGAGTTGAGAGCGGCAATAGTAAAGCAAATGATTTTATTTTATTTTCGCCTATTAGCTGAAAACTACGCTCTATAATCCGATTCTGTTCTGAAAAAGGCGGGTTACTAATCATTAAGTCACAATTAAGGGGTGGCTCCGTTGTATAGAAATCGTTTCCCACATCGTCAAATATGTGCGTCGCTTTATACTTAAGATTTAATTCATCTGCTCTAAGTTTGAACAAGCTGTCATAATGATTGAACGGGAACCACAGACTTTTGAACGACTCAATATCTATCAAGCTGTATATGTCTTCAACAACATAACGCGGAGTTGCAACGTGGTCTTTATCCGCTTTTTTTAATTCGTACATAGCCATAGCTTTTTTAATAGCTTCTAAAGTTTCGTACTCATTTGCGATTGTTGTCATGCCTTCGCCTCATTCCTCAGTGTCGAAATCCATCATCCCAGTAATCATCAACTATCAGCGGATTTTCTACATTCATTCTCTATCATTCCTTGCAAGCAGCATTAATAGAAGTATCAAAGCAACAATCATTATTAATTCAGCCATTTAATATCAATCCACCGATTCCTACAACAAGTGCGATCAACACAGTCAAAGCTAAACAAACCAATGTGTATCTATCTGATTTTTCAATATATTCATTTCCGTTTTCATCAATACTTATTAGCCCAAAAAATCGTAATAACTTCATTTAAAAACCTCATTTCAAGAATATTTTAATCCACTCTGCTACAATATATGTGACTGATAATAATGCTCCGACTTGGAAACAAAACAGAAATACTAGTAGCTTACTTTCATGTTCATTTAAAAATTTTTTCATTCTCTTATCTCCACATCTGTGCTATAATTAATACAAATATTATTTCGTAACTCACAGTTTTAGTAAGCTCTAACTTACTATTTATAGCTGTGGGTTTTTCTTTTACCAATGCCGCTCAATCGAATTCGCAAATCTATGCTTGTACTTTGGTCTCTTCTTGTGTTTTATTTCGTGGTCTAAATGCCGAGATTGAAGCTCTGTGAGTAAATATTTACCCGTTGATTTAGGACAAAAATTTGGGTCATATTTTCGTATTTTGGCAAGTAATAGTTCGACTTCATCAATCATTTTCAGACCTCCTTATATACAAATTTTTTAATCAGCCAATCATTCGCTTTTACTGCATCAAATGCCCACGCTTCACGTTGATTTTTCGTAGCCCAATTGCTAAATTCTGCAAGCTCTGGAAAGTCTTTTATGTTATCTAACCACCAACCGTAAGTTCTTGGACTAGCTTGTGCGAATTCTTCTAATGTCCAAACACCATACAAGAAATTTATAGCTCTATGTTTGTTCTTTACAGGACGACCCATTTCATTCGCTCCTTTCGTGAATTTCCAATTCTAAAATTTCAATGATGTTTTTTCTAACTTTCGACGCTTCGCGCTTGCCGTTTATAATATCTGACAAATACGGATTGCTAATATTCAATGTCTTCGCTAAATCAGATTGTTTCATATTTATTGCTTTTAGTTTTGCGTATACTGCAACCGCAAAACGCTGATGTTCTACTGACATGTTTTTGCTCCTTTCTTGTTTTGGTTTTCACGTGATATAATTATTTTTGATTGAAGGTGATTGCAGATGACTTTTTATGATTTTTTAATAACTTATTACCTTAGCGAAAATAGTCCTTTAGGCGATCTAGCTCATGATGTTCAACTAGATGGTAATTTCCCAACAGAAAGCAAAAGCGAAGATGAAATCAGGGATTATTTTTCTAATATTGGTACTCCTGGCTTCCAAGAGGCTTTAGATGAGGCGTTAAATTATTTTAGAAGACTATGACAATTCTTTTAACTTTGCTTAGGTCAATTTCCGGTGCTCCATACTTAGCTTTAATTTCATAATTTTTGTAAAGACCGACTTCAATTTGTTGAATGTTGGTTTTTTTTCTTTTTAAATATCTTTTGTTCACCTCTCCATCACTCCTTTCTATAATTTGTTTAATAATCTTATATGCTGTGCCGAGGCTTCTAGTCTATATTTTGGGTCAACATCTGAGAACATAATCTCTTCTAAGAAGTCCAATTGACGATTGTACCGCTCTTTCTTGTTCAATTTGACAGCAGGTTCTTTTAGTACGGTGATAGTACGTTTATCTCCTTGTCCCGAAACCTCAATATCCCCTCGTGATTTCAATTTTGAAATGGTTACTTTTGCATGATTCTCTTGTATTTCACAGAAATTAGCGATATCTGGATTGGTTGCTTTAGGGTTTTCCATTAAGTAAAATATGATTTTATCGTTTAAAGTCATTATTGTTATCCTTTCTTGTTTAGTTTTTCACGTGTTATAATTTATCGTGAAAGCGAGGTGATAAAATGGATATGATATTAAAAATCTGCATTGCGGATGGAACAAGTATAGTAATAGATGGTTTTGACATTATTTCAATGTATACTTCCATTCCAAATGTAGAAGTTGAGCACAGTGGATACAGTTGGCGAGAAAACTATTATTATGATTTGTTGAATTATTTAAATGAATATAAATATTTAAGCATCAAACGACACGATTGTAATGATGAATTAAAATATAGAAACCATGATTATACTTTTCAAAATGGAGATTTTAAACACAACACACCATTGTTTTTAAAAACCTCAAATATCATCACAATAATAGACATGTATGATTGATTGTCGTATTGGCGGACAGATTGTTAGTCCGCTTTTTTATTTATAGAGATGTGCCAACTTCTCTTCAGATATGTGCTTTGCACGTTACTTAGTAGTTCAATAACTTCATATGCATTCAACTCACTTTTGATAAGAATTCCCATTATTTTGGAAATTGTTTGTTCGTTATTTTCTTCCATTTGTCCATCACCTCCCCATCACTCCTTTCTATCTTATTAGCTAATTATTTAGCATAATGTTGACAAATTTTAAACTTTAGTGTAGAATCTAGACATAGCTAAATAAGCATACAATTGAGCCATAAATCGTTGGGGAACGAGTATTTTATAGGTTTATTCGTTGACTCGTTTAGCTAAATAATTAGCTTATGAACATAGTATATTAAACTTTAAGTTAGATGTCAACCATTTTCTTTATTAAAATTTAAATTGTTCATAACCAATATGAAAAGGTGTATGATATGACTACATTTGATAGGGTGAAATTTTTAGCCGAGAAACAAAAAATTAGCATTGTTGAACTAGAAGAAAAACTGGGATTTGGTAGGAATTCACTTTATTCCTGGAAGAAAAAAATCCCAAACGGAGAAAGTTTAAAAAAAGTAGCTGATTATTTCAATGTTTCTACAGATTATCTTTTAGGTAGAACTGACAACCCCTATGTCGACAACGACATCCCTCAAGAAGCGGCAACACTTGCAGCTCACATTGATCCCGCTGCCACAGAAGAAGATATGAAAAAAATTCTTGAGTATATTGACTTAATTCAACAAAAATATAAATAAGAAATGAGATGTATGTATGTGGTTAGATAAATACAGAGAGCAATATCCTGAGCTGACTATCATTGAAGATAAGAACATGGAGCAGGTTCACAAAGGATTATACTATAATAGTAGAATATTCGTAAATCCTCAACAAAATGATATTGAAATGCGCTGTACATTAGCAGAGGAAGTTGGACATCATCATTTGACTGTTGGTAATATTATTAAACAAGAAACAGTTAATGATAGAAAACAGGAAAATCTTGCTAGAAATTGGGGCTATGAGTCACTAGTACCTTTGCGTAAAATTATTGATGCTTATTATGAAGGTTTTACTGAGTACTACGAGGTTGCGGATTTTTTAGAAGTTACAGAAGAATTTTTAAAACATTCTATCGAGTATTATAAAAGTAAGCATGGGAACGTTGTAGAATGCAATGGGTATATAGTTATTTTCAGGAGTAGTATTCAGATTGTAGCCTGTTAGGCACTCATGCTATAAGTTTTAGATAAAATTAAATAAAGGGAGAGAATGAAAATGTGGAGTTTTGGATTGTTATTTTTAGCCAGTTTGATAGTTAGTATAGTTTTCTTTGTATTAGCAATTAAGAAAAATGATAGATCAAAAAAATTAATGAAAGGTATAACTTTTTTAGCCATTAGTTATACTTTATGGCTTTTCGTTGCAGATATCTCTGACAGTAATTTTTTCATAATATTTTCTTTTTGGATCATCGCAATGGCATTGATTTATATATTTTTATTACTATTGTCTGGAAAAATGAATTTTAAAAAGTATCAACATATATCTAAGTTAGCTGTCATCCCCTTATCGTTTTTATTCTTTTTAGGTGGCGTTTTTATTGCTACTAATACTGATGCCCCAAAAAAAGAAACTCCTAAAAAACAAGAGGCTTCCTCAAATACAAATTATTACGGAGAAAATAAGGATACAAACTATGATGATGTAAACGACACTAGTTCTGCAAGTGATGAAGATTTCGAAAAAAGCCTTCCAACATTAAACAAAAAAAACAATATAAATGCCATAGAAGATATGCAAAATAGCATAAGAAATACTTTAATTCCATCTATCAATAATGATATTAAAAATGATGATAGCAGTAATTTAAAACAAGAGTTAACTGTAATTAGTAATTTAAGTGACGAAAGTTCTGAACATTCGAGCTCAATGCTTAGCGACGTTAAGTCTGATAAATATTCTGACGCAGCATATGATTATTGGAAAGAAGCAATAACTACTCTCGCATCAATTGAAGATTACGTAAACGAGCAACTCGATGGTGCCAAAGATATTGATTACTATTATAACCAGTTCGAGATTGCATTGGAATCCTTGGATGATAGCTATACGAATGCAATTAAAACATTAACAAACTAAAAAAACGCCCTCCCCGCAAGAGATAAGCGTTTTCAAACACACACATAGGAGTATGCAAATATATTTTAACATAGTTTGCTGTACCCTTCAAAAGAACATACGTTCCAAATCAAAGAGGTGGTGCTATTAATGAAAATTAAAAAGTTAAAAAATGGAAAATACGCCGTTCGTTTGCGCATCAAAGTCGACGGTGAATGGAAAGAAAAGCGTTTGACAGATACAAGTGAAACAAACTTAATGTATAAAGCGTCTAAATTATTAAAACAAGCTGAACATGATAGTAATTCACTAAAAGAATGGAATTTCAAAGAATTCTATTCGCTATTTATGAAAACTTTCAAAGAAAATAAAAGTAGTCAATCAACAATTAACTTGTATGACTTAGCTTATAATCAGTTCGTTAATTATTTCGACGAAAAAATAAAGTTAAATTCAATTGACGCTGTTAAATATCAGCAATTTATTAATCATTTAGCATTAGATTACGCTGTCGCTACTGTAGACACCCGGCACCGCAAAATTAGAGCGATTTTTAATAAAGCTGTCCATTTAGGCTACATGAAGAAAAACCCAGCCATAGGCGCTCATATAAGCGGACATGATGTGGCAAAAACAAAAGCACAATTTATGGAAACCGACAAGGTTCATTTACTATTAGAAGAACTTGCAAATTTTCATTCGATATCAAGAACAGTTATATTTTTAGCGGTACAAACAGGAATGCGTTTCGAAGAAATTATTGCACTAACAAAGAAAGACATCAATTTCACTAAACGTTCTATATCAGTGAACAAAGCGTGGGATTATAAGTACACTAATACATTCATTGATACCAAGACAAAAAAATCACGTGTGATTTATATTGATAACTCTACTGTTCAATATTTACAGTCTTATCTTACATGGCATACTGATTATATGAAAGAACATGATATACAGAATCCGTTGATGTTATTATTCATCACTTACCACAATAAGCCCATTGACAACGCGTCATGTAATAAAGCTTTGAAGAAGATATGTAATACAATTAATTCTGAACCAGTGACATTACACAAGCTACGACATACGCACACAGGCTTATGTGTAGAAGCTGGCATGGATATTATATATGTAGCTGATAGACTTGGTCATGATGATATTAATACAACCTTGAAATACTATAGTCATCTAAGTTCTAATTTGCGTCAATATAATCAGTCCAAAGTAGATGCTTTTTTCACACTAAAAACAGATGAAAATACCACAAATTTTGCCACAAATACCACAAAAATGCCGGAATAA